GCGGGTTCACCTTTACGATTTTTATGAAAAGCAGAACCCGCCACCCTGGCCGGTGACGGTTTCTTAATGGAACTATTCACTTGACCCCGGGCTAACCGCTTGTTGCAGCGCCTTTCTATATCTGTTATAAACCGTCCTGTATTCTCTTGTCAAGGCCGCCGCTCTTGGGGGATTCCGGGAGCGGTATTTTTATTATCCAGGGAATACCTTAGACAGTTCAATGAAACATCCGTCCAGGACAGAAACCTTCAGTACATCATCGGGGGAGCCGAAGCTGGCCGCAGTATAGTGTCCGTCCTCCAGAACAAAGGTCTGGACGCTCTTAGCAGTTGGATCTACGATCCAATACTCACGCACACCGGCCCGCTGGTACAAGTTATATTTTACCAGCCGGTCATGGCGCTGGGTGGAGGGGGACAGAACCTCGATGATAAGGTCAGGAGCGCCCTTGCAGCCCACATCGTCCAGCTTGTCGGGATCACACACAACGGACAGGTCGGGTTCCACCAAGGTATCAACGTTCTCGGGCCGGTCGCCGGACTTCTCAAAGAGCCGGACGGCGAAAGGGGCGGCGTAGACCTCGCACTTCTTTCCGTCCAGGTAGTTGCCCAGCTGGCGGCCCAACTCGCCGCTGATCTTCTGGTGGGCCCTGGAGGGAGGGGCCATCATCACCGGTGCACCGTCGATCAGTTCGATGCGCTCCTGTTCGTTCCAGGTCAGCACATCGGCCAGAGTGTAGTGGTCTTCTTTTGGGAGAGGCATAGGGGGCTCCTTTCTGCTTTAGGCATTACTTAAAATGGAAATGGAAGAACATCGTCGTCATTGTAAGCAAATAAAACCCCTTGCTCATAAAAGGTTGTTTTACTTCCACAATATGGACAGTATCGAGCATTGCCGGGAAGGGGCTCATTATGAGAGCACTGCCAGCATTCACTCGACACACTTTGATCAATCGCAGACGTACATCTATTTATGACAGGCTTTCCGCATATCATGCAAAATTCAGCATCTGCTAAATGCTCTTCATTTTTACATTGTAAGCATTCTTTTGCTTGGCCAGACTCTTTTAGTTCGGCACCTGAATATATCATTCCTGCGTCATCCTTTCCCCGATAGCAGATACTCGATGAATTGGCACCACAAATTGGGCAAAACAAGGCCCCTTCGATTTCAAAGGCGGCACCGCATTCGATGCATACTTGCTTATGTAACCCAGGATGGCATCTTTTCAGAATAGCTTTTTCGTGCTTACTTGGATTCAATGTTTTCCAGTATCTATAATCTTCGGCTCTATAATCTTTTGCAGCACTTGGAGAGATATTAAAGCGTGTAGAAATCCGTTCAACGTCAAATTCAGCTCCGGCAAGGAAGTCATCTATAAGTATAGGAGGTGCAAGTAGATTCCCTGCAAATGTGTTTGCAGCCCCCTCCAAGGCATAGTAAGTCGGATCATCAACTCCACCTCTGGAAATTTCGGTACGTTCATTATTCAAGTGTCCAAGCACAATATGTCCCAATTCATGAGTTAGTGAGAAACGAATTCTAGTTTCAGGGCGAGCCTCATTATAGAGTATCATATAGGTATCTCTATCTGGATAGTAAAAACATTTTGCGTCTAAGACAAATACTGGATCCCACTGGCTCGGATGCTTGGAAAAGACCCACGCATTATAGTCTTTCATGCTGGAAACTAGGATGGGAGCTCTTTTTTTCTTTGAAAAGAGGTCATCAAAGTTGAGTGGAAATTCATCTATTCCAGTTATATCGAGTAGAGTTTGAGACGCATTAAACGCGCGATGATATTTAATAATTTTTGAACTCATAGATCCTTTTTTTTAGAAAGCAGAAAATCAATATAATCTGCAATCTGTTCATCCTGTTCTGGGGTAATCTTGGAATCTTCCAAGCGCGCTATAGACCGTAATTTGCTTTTTGGGCGCTCACCCTCTTGGGTGGGCGCTTTTTCTGTTGTCGTACCAGCTAGATAGTCTAAAGAGCAACCGAAATATTCACAGAGAGCTGTGAGGTTTTCAGCTTTTACTTCTTTGCCTTCTAGCCAATTAGATATAGTGCTCGTGTGAACGTGGATTTCTCGTGCAAGTCTAGAATTACTTAGCCCTCTGTTATCCATAAGTTTCTTTAGATTTTGTGCAATGTTCATAATCTTCACCTGTCTAATTCATTAGATATTTCGAGCACAAATGTCTTGCGCATTAGACAGACGAGGCTTATAATAAGCACATAAAGTCTAATGCAATAGATAGTATGAATGTTCTGGGAAGAACTATATACAGTCTAGCACATTAGACTAAAGATGTAAAGGAGTTGGAGGTGAAAAAATGAGCTATGCAACAAATTTGTGTGACTTGATGCAAAGCCGAGGCATCAGTTCATACAAATTGGCGAAAGAGGTCGGTGTTCATGTCTCAACTGTCACTAACTGGAAAGACGGCAGTAATCCGAAAATTGAGCACGTGAAAAAGGTCGCCGACTACTTTGGCGTAACCGTGGACGAGCTTCTTTCTGAGAAGGATACCACAAGCGAAGCCCGATAAGCCGGACTATTGGAAGGGAGAGCAAAATGGAGAACGAACTCGAAATCAAACGGGTGCCCTTTATGGGCGCAGAACTCATGGCGGCCCGTGATACCGACGGCCAGATTTGGGCAGGGGTCAAATGGATATGTAATGGCCTTGGCCTATCTAGAGGACAGGCAAATGGGGAAATTGTCAAAGTCCAGAACGACGAGGTGTTGCAAGAAGGTTGCACGAAATTTCATGCAGGGGTGTTTGACCCGGTGCACGCGACGATTGCCCTCAAGCTGGACTTCATCCCTCTCTGGCTGGCGAAGATCGCCATCACGCCAACGATGAAAGAAGAACGCCCGGAACTGGAGGAGACCTTGAAACAATACCAACTCCAAGCGAAGGACATCCTAGCCGCCGCCTTCCTCCCCGTAAACTCCGTTCCTGCTCTGGACACGTTGTCCCCTGAGCTCCGGCTCCTGATCAATTTGGAGTTGAAGCAGAAGGAGCAGGACAAGGCGATCGAGGCGGTGAACCAGAAGGTCGATGGTATCCGCGATGTGGTGGTGCTCAATCCCAACTCCTGGCGAGAGGAGTGCCGGCGGCTGCTGGCGAAGGTAGCACAGTTCAGGGGCGGCGGTGGAGCCTATCAGGAGGTCAACGCCGAAGTGTTCCAGCTCGTGGATGAGCGGGCAAGGGTCTCACTGGAGACTAGGCTGACCAACAAGCGCCGCCGGATGGCGGACGAGGGTGTCTGCAAGTCCAAGAGGGACAGGCTCAATAAGGTGGACGTGATCGCCGATGACGCGAAGCTGGTTGAGATTTACATCGCTATCGTCAAGGAAATGGCCGTGAAGTACGGGGTGACCGTTGGCAAGGAGGTCTGACCCATGCCGAAACTTCGAGACACCCCAAAAACCCGCATGGACAGGGCCTTCATGGCCGCCCTGCGGTATGGGCAGGCCATGCGCGGGGAGACAGACAAGGACACCATGCGGCTGATGCCCAAATCTACCGCCACCTATTACAAGCGCTTGCACAATCTGGATGGCTTTACCCGGGAGGAGCTGCGCATCCTCATCCCCCGGTACTTCAACGACCGCCAGCTCTGCGATGCCTTCGGTGTCGAGTACCACGGGGGCACGCCGGAGCTGAAAGGGGACTCGTCCAATGCCTAAGACCCGCAACGAGCGCCGCCTACGGCGTAAAAGCACCATCGAGGGGTGTATCTTCCTGGTCATCCTGTTCGTGGTTCCCTGGGCCGTCCCGGGTCTGGTGGAGGCGATTCTGTGATCCGGTCAAATTCGCAATCGCTTGCGGATTTGCGCAAGAAAAAAAGACCGCCGGTGCTGCAACACCAAGCGGCCCAAAGGGAAAAGAAAAGTTGATCCGCCCTTATTTTAGAGGGCTTGAAGGAGACTGTCAAGTATGAAATGTCCTATCGACGTAGAAAAAAAGGTCGCTGAAATGCGACAAGAACTGCATCCAGACGCTTTGGTGGAGGATGCTTATCGTGCGATCTTGGGCGCGATGAATGGAGCGTATTGTGATGGGTTGCAGGGCAAGGGATACCCTGAAGATTTGGCGAAGGCAATCGCTGACGCTGAATCCAGCCTCGGCGAGTGTTCCGACTTAGTGCAGGGGCGTATTGAGAAGATCGTGCTTTTGAGACATCAGGCTTATGAGCAAGGACGCCAAGATGCGGTGAGACTGGGGGCGATGGTATGACTACATATTGTGTTCCTGATTCCATTACGCCGCGGCCCATAAAGCCCGGCGTGGCCACGGTGGAGACCATCGAGGCGATTATGGCCGATGGGCCGTGCGCCATTCTTCCGGTAGCCGGTGACTGTTTGGAGGGCGTGGACGTAGTAGATGGCGGCTGGGTGGCAGTGGATTTCACCCGGCGGCCTGCGCCCCCCAGGTACAGGAGCAAGGGTGGCGACGGAAGCTCCGATCTCTGCCTCTGCTATGCCACGTTCCCCGGAGCGCCTGGCCCTATGGTCATGTATAAGGAGTATCAGGGCGTATGGGGCCCCTGGCAGATGGTGGGCACTCGATATAAGTCAATGTGGGAAGGCGGCAAGCTGCGCCTCAACTGTGGCATGGTGGCAAAGCGTATCTTCGGCGTGATTGTGGCCTCCTACGACCAGGATGGGCGGCTCCTGTGGCAGAGGAACCCCGAGGAGTTTCCCAAGAAGCTGGGAACAGCGCCAACCATCCACGGCGATGTGGAGCCGTACCAGGGGGTGAGAGCATGATTACATTCCCAGTTACGGCGGAGACTTTTATCGCCGACCAAGAGAAAAGAGCGGGCCGCAAGTTCGATGATTTTCAACGGGAATTGCTGGGCGAATATGCTGAGCTTTTCAATCTGGAATTTGACGTGGGTATGAAGGGCGAGGAACCAAGCAACGTGCTAAAAGATACCGCCGAGTTCTACGCCCGAAAAGGCAAGCTGGAAGAGTTGGAAAAGCCTGTACTTAAACACTTCTATGCGTGTGTGCAGTATTGGTGCCGCGAGACATGGAAGCAAGGGGCCGCAAAAGCGGAAAGAAATGGGGTGAGAGCATGAACCGCCCTTTGAATAAGGAGCAGGTCAAGGGCCTGTTTGAGCAGGAGGCCGTACTGATGGGGACGGAAAACTGCGTACCAGATTTCCGGGCCGCGGCGCTGTTTGGTGGGGATGCCGTAGAGCATGCCCGAAAGATGAACACCAGTAGACCCGGATTTTTCTTCAATGGGTACGGTGTTGGAGACTACACGATGGACGCCCTTACCCTGCGAGGCTTCCAAGCCGCCGCCAGTTTCTACAATGTTCAACTGCTAAGAAAGGAAATGCCGGCATTAGATGGGGGATAATCTGGCCTATGAGATCAAACACCTATTGCCTGCGGTGGCTGTTTTTTCGGCGTATGGTCTTCCCCCGAATCGGAGCGGCTTTGTTCAATGCCCTTTCCACCAGGGAGATCGGCACGCCAGCCTGAAGGTCTATTCCGGGAATAAGGCTGGTTGGCACTGCTTTGGATGCGGTGCCGGGGGCAGCGTTATTGATTTTGCAATGCGTTACTTCGGCATAAGTTTTAGAGAAGCGTGTCTTCGGCTGAACGAGGACTTCCATCTCGGGCTCTCTGATAATAAGCCGAGCCGGGCGGAGATTTCTGCCCGGCTCCAGGCAAGAGAGAAGGAAGATGCAAAAAAGGAGGCGGACTCGGCTGCGTACTACCAGGTAGTAGAGGAGCACCGCCGTCTGCTGGCATTAAAGAAGGCACTGGCCCCCAATCGGGACGCTGCTGACTACATTCATCCGCTCTATGCAGAGGCGGTGAAACGGCTTCCGTATCTGGAATGGTGGCTGGAAGAAAACATTGAAATGGGAAGGTAAAACAAATGGGAGACTGGACTTACGAAGCTAAAGATTTTTTGACGCCAGCTCCTTACGAGGCACTGTATCAATTCCATGGCCAGCCGTTCGTCCACGAGACAAAGCTGCAGGAATTGTCTGTGTACGCGGCCAATCAGGGGTTCCGCGGGTTCAAGTCAATGTATAAGAAGTACATCGAGAGCTTAAAAGCCCAGGCGGGGACGGTATACGTGGATAATGTCACGAACTTTACCGGGCAGCCCCTGGAGCTTAACGCGGGAGACTGGGACGCCACTGACCTGGGCGTATACCGCCGCAATGGGTTTGCGGACGAGCTGGCATGTCCCCACCCTATCATGCCGGTGGAGCGCCTGATTAACATTGACACCGGCGAAGAAAAGCTGAAGCTGGCCTTTCGGAAGGGGACGATGTGGCGCAGGCTTATCATCAGCAAGACGATACTGGCCAACGCCAACAAGGTCACAGAGCTGGCTGGTAGCGGGATTGCGGTTACCAGCCAAAGCGCCCGGGCGTTTGTCCAGTACATATCGGACTTGGAAAATCTGAACTACGACACCATATCGGAGCGCAAGTGCATCGGCCGGCTGGGCTATATCCAGGACGAAGGCTTCTCCCCCTTTGTAGACGGGCTGATCTTTGATGGCGACGCCAACTTTAAGGCACTGTTTTCCACCGTGAGGCCGCACGGAGAGGAGCAAAAGTGGGTTGATGTGGCGCGGGAGGTGCGCGGCATGTCTACCACCGCCAGAATCATTCTGGCAGCATCCTTCGCGTCGGTTCTGCTGGAGCCGCTTAACTGCCTCCCGTTTTTCGTTCATCTGTGGGGCGTGGATTCTGGCACCGGCAAGACAGTGGCCCTCATGGTGGCCGCCAGCGTATGGGGAGACCCGGCGGTGGGCAACTACGTCAAGACCTTCGACGGCACAGTGGTGGGGCTGGAGAAGACGGCCGCATTTCTTAACAACCTGCCTCTGTGCCTGGATGAATTGCAGTTGGCGAAGGACGCAAAGGGGCGAACCCATTTTGATGTCTATAAGCTGGCGCAGGGCGTTGGGCGTACCAGGGGCAACCGGGCCGGCGGCGTGGATCTGACACCCACATGGCGGAACTGTATTCTGACGACCGGAGAATCCCCCTTGACCGGAGTAACCAGCGGGGCCGGCGCGGTGAACCGCGTCATCGACATTGAGTGTAAGGCATCCAGCGTTGTGATCCGGGATGGCATGAGGATATCCGGCATCGTCAAGCGCAACTACGGATTTGCCGGACGCCGCTTTGTAGATGAACTGTATAAGTATGGGATCATCCCCCAAGTGGAGGAGCGATATAAGGACCTGTTCAAGCTCCTATCCGACCGGGATACAACTGAAAAGCAAGCTATGGCAGCGGCGGCGATCATCTGTGCGGATGAACTGGCCTGTGCCTGGGTTCTCGGCGGTACAGAGCGGCCTTTGACAGTGGACCAGATATCGGAGTTCCTGGCCTCCAAAGCCACTGTAAGCGCCGGAGACAGAGGCTACAAGTATCTTTGCGACTGGGTGACGCAGAACAGCAACAAGCTCTGCACCAAATCCGAAAACCCCAATCAGGAGGTTTTGGGCGCATTGGAAGACGGGCGCGCCTATATCATACGGTCTGTATTCGAGCGTATTCTACAGGATGCCGGATACTCCACGGCCGCTATGATATCGTATCTAAAGCAAAATAATCTGATTGTCACGAGAGGGAGGAACAACACCCGGGGTAAGCGCATCAACGGCATCCCGACCGAGTGTTTCTGCCTGGTGCTCCCACCTGTGGATCTGGACGACGAGGATGCGCTGGACGAACTGCCGCTGTGAGGGACATGTGGGAGACCGTGGGACACGCTGTCCCACACCCGCAAACCGTTGCGGCGCTAAGAGTTGAACCGTATCAAAAATAGGGCGTGGGACTGTGGGATAAAAAGCACAGCCCTATATAAGGAAATTTTGTATGGATAGAATTACCAGTAAAAAATGCCGTGGGGAATTTGCAATTTCATGTCCCACAGTCCCACGACTACCCGCAAAGCCTTGCAACTCTAAGAACTGAACCGTGGGACACGCTGTCCCACACCGTCCCACAGTCCCACAAACAGGAGGGAATATGGAACTAAGACCATACCAAAGAGAGTGCATCGAGACCATTGAGGCCCAGGCGCCCGGGGCATATCTGGCCCAGATGGCCACCGGGCTTGGGAAGACGGTGACTTTTGCAAACATCCCGCGTCACGGGGAGCGGATGCTGATCCTCTCCCACCGGGAGGAGCTGGTGGAGCAGCCACGAAAATACTTCGACTGCACCTACGGCATTGAGAGAGCATCCAGCCGCAGCCACGGGGAGGAGGTCGTCTCCGCCAGTGTGCAGAGCCTGGTACGCCGGCTTGACCGCTTCCGGCCGGATGACTTCCGTCTCATCATCTGCGACGAGGCTCACCACGCGGCGGCCAGAACCTACCGGGCTATATTCGACTATTTCCGCCCAGAAAAGCTCATCGGCTTTACAGCCACACCCAATCGGGGAGACAAGGTACGCCTAGATACGGTGTTTCAGGACATCATCTTCCAGCGTGACCTCCGATGGGGCATCCAAAATGGATACCTGTGCGACATCCATTGCCGGCGGGTGAACATCGGCTTTGACTTGTCCGCCGTCCATACCAGGCACGGCGATTATGCCCCGGGTGAGCTGGACGAGGCTATGGAGGGCACGGCGGACGCCATAGCCCAGGCATACCGGGAGATGGCCGTGGGCGCAACGCTTATTTTTGCCGTGTCTGTGCACCAGGCGGAGGAAATTGCACGGCGGATTTCGGGCGCGGTGGTAGTTACCGCCAACACAAAGGACCGGGCATCTATCATCCAGGCGTTTACCGCCGGGGAGATCCCCTGCATTGTCAACTGCATGGTGTTCACAGAGGGGACCGACATTCCACGGGTGGAGACTGTAATCGTCGCCAGACCGACGCAGAGCGAGACGTTATATGCGCAGATGGTTGGCCGGGGACTCCGACTCTATCCGGGCAAGGAACGGCTGGAGCTTATCGACTGTGTAGGAATCACTGGCCGGGCATCCCTCTGCACAGCGCCGTCCCTCTTGGGCATCGACATGGAGGCGGTGCCGGCAAAAAAGTTGGAGGAGATAGAGGGGATGCTGTTTGAACTGCCTGACCGTATTATGGCGGCGATAGACGCCCCCGAGAGCTGGATTAAAAATGTCGAGCTGGTGGACCTATGGGCCCAGGAGCAGAAATACCAGCTCCACGATGTCAACTGGTTCAAGATGCCGGACGGGTCCCTGGTTTGCAGACTGAGGGGCCGGGAGTATATTTCGATACCATGCCCGGACACTTTGGGAATGGTGATGTTCGAGAATGGCAAACGGATGAAGATGCAAGAGGCCCTGGACTCGGCTTATAGGCACCTCGTTCATGATTATCAGGATTGTAAGTATTTATGGGATCTCGGCGCCGTGCGCCGTTGGGGCCAGGGGCCAGCTACACAAAAACAACTGGAGATTATTCATAGGCGGTGTAAGGGCTTTGATGCGACTGGCCTAACCAAAGGAGCTGCATCGCAGATTTTAAACAGATTGTTCAGCGAACCGACAAAAGGGAAGGGGCGGAGACGCGCATGAAAATCAGATGCTCAAACGCAGCCGACCGGGACACGCTGGTGGTTATTCTGGCCAGAAACGGCTATACAGTCCGGCAAGTGAAGGAGAAGGCACCAGGGAAGGGCGTGTCCTCCTACTATGTGGAGGTTGTAGAGGATGGTGCATGAATCGAAGCATCAGCAGGCCGTGATTAAGTGGAGCCAGCAGTCTTCCATACGTTCCAAGTGGCCGGAGCTGGCCCTGCTGCATCACATCAAGAACGAGACCCGGGAAGGGGCAAAACAAATCGCCATCGACAAGGCTATAGGTGTCAAGAAGGGCGTGCCGGATTTGTCCTTGCCAGTACCGCGCGGCCGATATCATGGATTATACATTGAGATGAAAAATGACGCCGGCCGGGCCTCCCAAGAACAGAAATGGTGGGGGGAGCGCCTGACGGAGCAGGGATACCGATGGGAGGTATGTCACGGATGGAGGAGCGCAGTACAGACCCTGGAGTGGTATCTGACCTTGAAAGATTAGCCATGCGGGGAGAAGAGATGCCGGACGGCCTGTCGCTGGCTGATCAGGAATTTTTTCAGGGATTGGCCTACATATACGCCCGGTATCGTATGAAGGTCATAGACAGGGCAACCGGGAGCAGGGAGAAGGGAAAACTGAGACATGCCTATGAGCAGAGGAAAAACTTAGAAGAGTTTCAGAAGAAATTAGCTGATAAGCGAAGTAAAACATTGCGAGAAACGGAGTCGGCTATAACCAGATACCGGAAAGAGCGGACGCTGGAGGCTGCCGACATGCTTGCCGACATAATTGACGGGGCGACGCTATGACCGTCAGTGGGCCACCAGAAAGAGAGGGAGATATGAGTAAACCAAGATACAGATGGTGGGGGTATATAAAATCCATCATACGAAACTATCCGGCGCTGGAGGGGCGATATTGCCAGGGAACTTCATTGAAGGAGCGAATGGCGGTCCAGCGTTCCATTGAACAGACGGAACGAATGGAAAACGGAAAGGAACGGCTGCAAGTGGTGGATCTGGTGTTTTTCAAGCAGACCCACACCCTGGAGGGGGCCGCGATGATGGTACCATGCCACTATGAGACAGCCAGACATTGGCACAGCGATTTTATAAAACTGGTAGCCCAAAATTTTGGCCTGCTGGAGTAACACGCACTTAAAAAGCCAAACACTTGATGTAGGATGGAGACGTGGAGGTGTATACCTCTGCGCCTCCTTTTCTACCGCCCGGCACCGAGGCGGTAATATCGGGCCCCTACGCTGCACGGCTGAAAACCACCCCATAAACTGGGCGGAGGGTCGCGCCCTCCATGCGGCAAATGACTGTGGAGAGACACTATACTGGCGAATCGGGGTCGCGTATCTTGCCAGTGAAATCACCAGCGGCCTGCCAGTAGCCATAGCTGGCCGACTCCGGGTATAATGGCAGCCTTTGAGAGTCAAAAACGCGCTATCCCGCTGAAAACTACCCTGCGAGTGGCTAATCATGATGTCGCCGCCAAGACCAGGGTGTGACAATTAAGCGGGAAGCGCACATATGCCGAGTGCAGTAGCAGAAGCGGAAGCGGCGGCCATGGACAACGCCGTGGACGTGTGGCGGCTCAATACCGCCTCTCGGCTCCACGAAGATGAGTGTGAAAGGGTGAAGGTGCTGTGCTGAAGTCTTGTCCATATTGCGGGATGATTCATCCGGCTGGTTTTATTTGCCCTAAAAAGCCAGAGCGGGGTAAGAAACGGTCGAGCAAGGAGTATCACTTCCGGAAGAGTTGGGCCTGGCAGCGCAAGCGCATCCAGATCCTGAAGAGGGATTTTTACCTTTGCCGTGCGTGCAATGCGGGAGGATACGGAGTGCTTGGGGTGCCTGGGGTAAACCAGGACCTATCGGTTCACCACATCGAGCCACTGGAGGAGCGGTTCGACTTGAGGCTGGAGGATGACAATTTGGTCACCTGCTGTTCGCGTCATCATGAGATGGCAGAAGCAGGGAAGATACCGCGGGAGTACCTGCATGCGCTGGCCCAGGTATCCCCCCGGTGGGGGGCCATTACATGGGGCGGCTCGTGTCAAGACCGACTGCGGCCCTCTGAGCACAAAGAAGTTTAGAAATGAGATTTTAGGGGGAGGAGGTGCACCAGATGGGGGGGAGGCCCGCAAAATCGGTGAAAGTGAAGGCCGGGGCGATCGCCAGCAATGACGCGGCGGTCCGCACGTCTGTAGAGGACAAGCTGCGCGGGGAGGCGGTGAAGCCGGAGCCCCCGGCTGGGCTCACCGCCGGTCAGGCGGAGATTTTCCGGTTTATCGTGGACGGCCTGGCTGCCGGAGAGATCCTAGGCCGGATGGATGTGTTCGCGCTGGAGAGCACGGCCGTTGCCGTGGACCGGCTGCGGACGATCAACGGCATGATCGACGAGGACCCGGATCTGCTGCTTAACAGCGCATTGCAGAGCAGTCGGGCGAAGTATCAGAGCGATCTGTGGCGGGGGTGCAGCGAACTGTGCCTGTCGCCGCAGGCCAGGGCAAAGCTGGGCGGCCTGGCCGCGCAAAAGGCGAAGGAGAGCAGGGACCCCCTGGTGGAGGCCCTGGGGGCCGATGATTGAATCGAGCCGCGCCTATCAGTACGCCAAGTGGTGCACACAACGGAGCAACCAGAAGGTCGGCCGGTATGTGAAGCTCCAGGCGAGAGCCTGGCTAAGGATTGCCGCCGGGAAGCATAAGGAGGCATACGTCAGTGAGCCGGCGTACCGGAAGATCTGCCGGCTGCTCGGGCTAATGGTTCATCCAGACCTGTACTGCACCATGGACAAGGGCCTGGAGGACTATGCCTGGTTCCTGATCGTAGCGGTGTTCTGTACGCTTCGCCGGGAGGACGACAGGCGGTTCTATGAGACGGCGCTGTTGGAGATCGCCAGAAAGAACTTCAAGACCTTCAATAGCGCGGTGGTCTTTATCATCGGGCTGCTGACGGAGCCCCGCTTCTCACGGTTCTTCTCCGTGGCGCCGGATTACAAACTGTCCTCGGAGCTCCGGCTGGCGGTACGGAAGATCATCAAGGTCTCGCCGGCGCTGGTGAAGCACTTCAAGGTCACAAGGGACATGATCACCTGCCTGATCACAGAGACCGAATACATGCCCTTGGCGTACTCAAACGACGGCATGGATGGACGCCTGGCCAATATCTTTCTGGCAGACGAGGCGGGCGCGCTGGACAGCTACCCAGTGGAGGCTATGCGGTCCTCCCAGATCACGCTGGCCAATAAGCTGGGTATCATCATCTCCACCCAGTACCCGAACGACAACAACGTCCTCACCGACGAGATCGATATCGCCAAAAAGGTCCTGGACCGGGTCCTGGACAGGGAGAACGTGTTTTCCCTGCTCTACGAGCCGGATGACGCCCTCCGGAAGCAGTGGGAGACCAACGACCTGGTTCTCTACCAGGCGAACCCCGTCGCGGTCAACAATGCCGGGGTACTCCGGGCCATCAAGGACCTGCGCTCCATGGCGGTCCTGTATGAGAACAAGCGGGAAAACTTCCTGTGTAAGCACTGCAACATCATGTACAAGGGCCTGGGTGTGGAGGGCTACATCGATACACAGAAGGTCATGCAGTGCCGGCGGCGGGAGGATCTCAGCTTCTGGAGCGGTCGGCGGGTCTGGGTGGGCCTGGATCTGGCGCAGTCTGACGATAACACAGCCGTATCCATGGTCACGGTCGAGGGCGACATGCTTTACGCTAAGGCATGGGGCTTTATCCCGTCTGGGCGGACCGAGATCAAGGCCACGAAAGAGGACGTGGACTACAAGAGGCTGATCACTGCTGGAAACTGCTTTGCCTGCGGGGATGAGGTCATCGACTACGGCTTTGTGGAACGGTTCATCCTATCGCTGCAGGAGAAGTACGGGGTGGAGATCGTGCAGGTGGGGTACGACCGGTACAACGCCATCTCCACGGTGCAAAAGCTGGAGGCGGCGGGGATCGAGTGTGTCGAGGTCAAGCAGCACTCCTCCGTGCTCCACGCCCCGACGAAGCTGCTGCGGGAGAAAGTGCTCCAAAGGCAGTTCCAATACGATGAAAACCGGCTTCTGGAAATAAATTTTCAAAATGCTAGATGTACAGAAGACACAAACCTGAACAAATACGTAAACAAAAAACGGTCAGCGGGCAAGGTTGATATGGTCATGGCCACCATCGACGCCGTGTATTTGGTTCAGGTTGATCTGCTGACGAATGCTCAGATGAGCTGGGGTATCCAGGTATTGTGAGGAGGTGACAGGCCATGGGCTTTTGGAGTTTGCTAAGGGGGAGAGAGGAACAGAGGGTGGCCCAGGAAACGGTTCTGAACGAGGCGCAGATGGACACGGCGCTGCGGGCAATTTTAGGCGGCACCAAGGTTACCGTAAAAAATGTGCTGAACATCCCGGCAGTCAGCAGCAGCGTGGGATTTATTGCAGGGACCATCGCCTCACTGCCTATCCGGCTCTACCGGACGGAGGGCGGGAACTCCGTGGAGGTTACGGGCGATTACCGCCTCCGGCTCCTGAACGAGGAGACCGGTGACTTACTGGATGCTTTTCAGTGGAAATGTACGCTCGTGCGGGACTACCTGCTCACCGGGAACGGATACACCTATGTCAACTGGGCCGGAAACCGCATCGACGGCCTGTACTATGTTGACCCTATGCAGGTGAGCGTGGAGATAGGCGCAGACCCAATCTATAAGACCGCCAGGTTTTACATTGGAGGGGCACGCTACTCCTCTTGGCAGGTGTTCAGGATGCTTCGCAACACCAAGGACGGGGCCGTCGGCTGCGGGGTAGTGGAAGAAAGCCCCACACAGCTGGAAACGATGCTGAATGCCCTGCGTTATGAGAACCACATGGTGCGTACGGGCGGGAAAAAGGGCTTCTTGAAAGCAAAAAACCGGCTGGCCACAGATGTGATCCAACAACTGAAAAACAGTTGGCGGAATTTGTACGGCAATGACTCAGAGGAATCCGTTGTGGTACTGAATGACGGCATAGAGTTCCAGGACGCCAGCCAGACTGCGGTGGAAAGTCAGCTCAACGAGAATAAAACCACCAATGACCACGAGATTTTTAAGATATTCCACATTGTCCCCTCTGTTTTGGAGGGCGGCGCTACTGCCGAGGATCTGAAAAACACCGTCAGATTTGCGATTCAGCCAGTAGTCAAGGCTCTCCAGACGGCAATCAATCGATATTGTCTGCTGGAAAGCGAGAAGGAGACATTTTCTTTTGAGATCGACCTGGATGTTTTGGACAACACGGACATGCTGTCCCGCTATCAGGCTTACGAGGTAGCCGTCAGGAACGGGTGGATGCAACTGGATGAGGTCAGGTATGAGGAGGGACGCAACCCATTGGGGCTGAAATTCATCCGCCTGGGCCTGGATACGGTCATCTACGACCCGGGTACCAGGATGATTTACACGCCAAACACTAAAGAGTGGGCAAAAGTCGAGGAGAAAGGAGGGGGAGAATTGGATGCAGGTAGAGATTCGAGCTGACCGAAAGAGTATGGTGGTCCGGGGCTATGTCAATGTGGTGGGCCGGGACTCCAGGGTGCTCCACGACAAGCAGGGGCCCTATATCGAACAGATTATGCCCGGAGCCTTTGCCAAGGCGCTGTCAGCCGGCGCCCCGGTAGAGCTTCGGTGGGATCACAAGAAGACCCTGGGCTCCACAGCCAATCAGGACGAGCTGGAACTCCGGGAGGACAACATCGGCCTGCGGGCCCACGCGGTAGTGACCGATGAGGAAGTCATCGCCGCCGCAGACCGGAAAGAGCTGCGCGGCTGGTCCTTCGGCTTCGTAAAGCAGAAGGATCACTGGAAGGTGGATGAGGAGGACACCCGGCGCAGGTTTGTGGACGAACTGGAGCTGAGGGAGGTCTCCATCCTGGATAAAACGCCCGCATACATCGCTACCAGTATTGAGACCCGCGAAGACGGGGACATTCTGGTGGAATTCCGGATGGACGAGCCACTCGAAGACAGTGTTGATTACATCCGCCAGACTGAGCGCACCGTGGAGACCAAGGAGACAACGATGTCTCCATCGGATGAGAGCGCTATGTTTTGTGTACAGAAAACCATCGAAATTTACAAGATGAAAAGGAGACTGTGATATGAAGCCTTTTGACCTGAAGAAGCTGTCTGAGCGCCGCGTGGAACTGATGGCCCGGCTGGAGGGCATGGTTTCGACCTGCCAGATGGAGACCCGGGCTTTCAACGAGGAGGAGCGGGCCTCTTATAGCAAGATCCTGGACGAAGTCCGTTCCATCGACGCTACCCTGGATGCTGCGGAACAGGGCCAGGCCCTATCCCAGGTGGAGCGCCGCGCCGCCGCTGCGGAGGAGACCCACACGCAGGAGGAGCTGGAGAACCGCGCCTTTGAATGCTACGTCCGGGGTATCGCTCCCGAGCTGGAAACCCGAGAGGCGGTCAATATGACAGTAGGGGACAATGGCGCGGTGATCCCCACCAGCATCGCCAATAAGATTATCGGGATGGTCAAGGAGATCTCTCCCCTGTATCAGCGGGCGACCCATTACAATGTGGGTGGAAATCTGACCATCCCCAGCTACGATGAGTCCACCCAGAAGATCACCATGGCCTACGCTACGGAGTTCACTGCGCTGACCTCCACTTCCGGCAAGTTCACCAGCATCTCCCTGAGCGGCTTCCTGGCAGGCGCGCTGACCAAGGTGTCCATCTCCCTGGTCAACAACTCCAAGTTCGACATCGTGTCCTATGTTATCCGCAAGATGGCGGAGGCCGTCGCGGAGTGGATCGAGAACGAGCTGATCAACGGCACTGCCAGTAAGATCGAGGGCCTGTCCAAGGTAACTGCCAGCGTCACCGCGGCCGCCGCCACCGCCGTCACCGCCGATGAGCTCATCGACCTGCAGGAGAGCATCCCTGACGCCCTCCAAGCCAACTGTATCTGGGTGATGAGCCGGGCCACCCGGAAGGCCATCCGTAAGCTGAAGGACGCGGATGGGAATTACCTGCTGAACAAGGACCTCACGGCAAAGTGGGGTTACAGCCTGCTTGGCCGCGACGTCTATGTCTCCCAGAGTATGCCCGACATGGCCGCCAGCAAGCGGGCGGTGCTCTACCTGGACCCTACCGGCCTTGCGGTGAAGGTCTCTGAGACCCCCAGTGTACAGGTCCTGCGGGAGAAATTCGCGGATGAGCACGCCGTTGGTGTCATCTGCTGGATGGAGGTAGACTCCAAGGTGGAGAACAAGCAGAAGGTCGCCGTCCTGGCCATGGGCGCTGGCGCCTGAACAGGGTGATCGGCTATGAAGAACTATCGGGCGGCCGTGAGTTTCGCCGGACAGGTCAGCATGGCGGCCGGTGAGGTCAGGGAGATTCCGGAGGATCTTGCGGCCCCACTATTGCGCTGCGGGTACCTGAAGGAGGCGGATCAGGAGGGCGAAAAGCCCTCCGCCTCCCCCAGTAAGCCGGTCCGAAAGAAGTGAGGTGAACCGCCGTGAAGCCGAGTCAGCTTACGCCCCAGGACATGGCCGCCTTTGCACGTCTGATCGTGGAAAAGGCCGAGTATGACGAGCTGAGCGACGCGGAGAAGCAGGGCTGTGCTATGGCATTGGAAGCCGCCAAGTCCTACGTTGCAGGCTATACTGGCCTGGATATCGAGACGACAGAGTTGGAGGATATAGCTTATGCGGTGCTCGTCATTGCAACGGAAATGCTGGATAACCGCCAAATGACGGCCCAGTATACCGGGCAGAATCCCACCGCGATGCAGATTTTGAATATGCATAGCACCAATCTGCTGCCGACCGTGTCCGACTTGGACACATCCGGGGCTGGGGAGGTGTGAGGCAATGGCAGATTACATCGATGCCGGGAAGCTGAATCAGCCGGTTCAGGTGCTGGAGCTGCGGGAGACCGCGCCCGGCGTATGGGAGTGGGTGCCCGCCCGGCGGACCTGGGCCTCCATCACGTTACAGCCGAAAACCAACCTGTTTTCCAAGGTGGGCATCGGGGCCAGGAACGCCGCCGTGATCGTGCGGCGGCAGCCCCTCACCCTCCACCACGCCCTCCGCTGGGGTGATACCCACCTGTTTTTGACCTCGATCACGCCCATGGGCCGCAACCACCTGGAGGTGGACGCGGCGGTGGTCAGGGTGGAGACGGTGCGGCAGATGGCGGAGCGGGACACAGTGGTACAGACCTTTCCGGGGGTGCTCACCGAGAAGTATGTCCGGCACGGCCAGGAGTGGCCCATGTCAGTCAACGAGCTGGGGCTGGTTCTGGTGACGCCCAAGGCCGTCACCCTCCCGCCCGGCGGGCTCGTAGAGGCGCGTGGGGCGCTGTGGGAGATCCTGGCGCCCCACGAGCTGGATGAATTTAAAAACGAGTATGAGATCGGAAGGACGGTGGACCTGTGAGCAGCACGGCGCGCATGGACCGGGCGCGGCTGGAGCGGTTCAACCGCTTTTGGGAGGAGCTCCTCCAGGCAGTGCCGGACGCACGGCGGCAGGCGGTGGAAGAGGCCGGCGCGGCCGTCCAGAGGGAGCTCAACGCGCAAATCGGCGCGGCGGAGCTGGCCGATGGGGCCAAGGGCACCGTGCGCACCTGGCAGGAGTTGCGGGTGGGCAGCAAGGGCGGCTATGCGGCCCTCTCTCCCGGAAAAGGGACGGCCCAGCCCAGGGCGGGGGAAGCGCAGCACACCTGGAAGGGAAAGCCCGTGTCCAAAAAGCAGGTCACCCGGTGGCTGGAGCGGGGGCACGGCACCCGCAGGCCGGCGGCCGGAAGCAGCCGGTCGTGGAACCAGGCGGGGCGGGCCGGAGTCACGCGGGCCTCAGCCGCCGGATATGTCAAGGGCCGGCAATTCTATAGCTGGACAAAGGCGAAGGCGCTGGATCTCGCGCTGAAAGCGGCGGACCGGGTGCTGAGCCGGATTGCGGATGAGGTGGATTATTGAGATGCTTACAACCAATACGCTGATGAACGCCGTGGAGGCGGAACTGAAGCGCCTCTATCCGGGAGAGCCGGTCTACTATGACGAGCTTCCCAAGGACTTCCGGCGGCCCTCCTTTACCCTGGAGTGCCAGAAGGCGGAGCAATCCGATGTCAACATCGGACTGGTACGCCGCAGCGTGACCCTTCTGGTCACCTGCTATGTGGAGGCGGACGCCTACCATGACAGCAGCCGGAAGGCGCTGAACCAGCGGCAGGACACAGTGATGGGCCTGTTTGCCCAAGGTTTTTTCCAGGTGGAGGACCGGGCCCTGACGGTGCAGGCAAACCGTGGACTTGGGAACCCGGACTTTGCCGAGGTGAGCGCCGTATTCCAGTGGATGGATGCCCGGCCGGGCTATCAGGACCCGGAGGCGGCGGACACCCCCAAGATGGAGCACTTTGCAATCGAACGAACTGCGCTTTGACGCAAGAGAGGATGATACGATGGCGACGACAATCGGGCTGCCCAGCCTGACGATTACCTTCCAGGCGGCCGCCCAGCAGGCGGCCAACCGGAGCAAGAAGGGCTATGTGGGCGTATTTGTACGGGATGCCAAGGCCCAGGGCGTCCACCAGCTTTCCAGCGCGGCGCTGATTCCCACTGAGCTGGGGCAGGAAAACCAGAATTACATCAGGAGGGCGTTCACCGGCAGCGACCGGGGCGGCCCCAGCAAGGTGGTGGCGGTGGTCATCGCCACGGGTACGGAGGACACCACCGCCCTGGAGGCGGGGCTCAAGAGCATTGAGGGGCTGACGCTGGACTACCTGGCCGGGCCGCCCGACGCGACGGCCGCCGAGCTGACGGCGCTGGAGAAGTGGGTCAAGGACCGGAGGGCGGCCTACTTCACCGAGAAGCTGGTGGAGCCCAACGCCGCCAAGGCCCCGGACGACATGGGGATTATCGACTTCGCCGAGACCGACGGGGCCATTGCGGAGGGGGCGGCCACCTACACCGCGGGGCAGTACGCCAGCCGGATCGCGGGTGTGCTGGCGGGCATCCCCGCGGGCATGTCGGCCACCTACGCCCCCCTGACGGAGCTGACCGCCGTGACGCCCCGCTCCACACAGGAACAGGAGGCGGCCATCAAAGCGGGCAAGCTAATCCTGATCCACGACGGCGTCAAGGCCAAGATCGCCCGGGGCGTCAACTCCCTGACCACCATCCCCGCCACGGGGAAGGCGGACTGGAGCAAGATCAAGATCGTGGAGGGGATGGATCTCCTCACCTACTATCTGCGCACCACCATCCAGGACCAGTATGTGGGCCGGTACGCCAACACCTACGACAACAAGTGCGTCCTGGTGACCGCCATCCAGACCTTCCTGGCCGAGCTGGAGGGCCAGGGGGTGCTCTCCTCCGGGGAGAGCTGGGCGGAGATCGACGTGGAGGCTCAAGAAAAGTGGATGCGCTCCCAGGGCATTGAGACGGCGGATATGACCGCGCAGGAAATCAGGGAGTATCAGACCGGGAGCTGGGTCTTTGTCCGGGTGGGCGGCCGCTTCGTCGACGCCATGGAGGACTTCCAGCTCTCCGTGGACAACCTGTAGCACCGCCCGGAGCGCGAAAAAGCCGGGGATTACTCCCCGGCCTCCCGCTCCATGCGCTCCCGAGCCGCCTGTAAGACATACTGCTGGGTACTTTGCCCAGCAGCAAAGGCAGCGGCGCGGATCGCCGCGCCCTCCTCTTTTGGGGGCCGCAGCATAATTGCATCACACTTTGCCTGTGCTTTTTTTACTGCCCGCTTTTGTGCTTCCGTGCTTGCCATCTTATCACCTTTATCCGGCATCATCTTCTGTGTACTCCAAAATGTCGCCTGGCTGGCAATGGAGCATAGCACAAATACGTGAAAGGTTATCAGTAGATACAACTTTGCCATCTCTTAATGCTTGTATCGTGCTTTCTGAAAGTATTCTTTCACGCCTTAACCGCGTTGTGTTGTACCCAGCGGCTTTTAGCAAAGGAAGAATTTCTTTTGTGTACCGAATCGGCATCGATCGTCCCTCCCTTCTCATGTTGTCCATTATACTACTTAAAATACACGATTACAAGTGTAAAACAGATAAAATAAAACACTGATTTTCGTGTAAATCGTCAATAGAAAAAGCACGGATAATCGTGTAAAATTAAAACAGTCAAGGGGGACAACCCCAAGACAAATAAAAGCCGCCCGGTGACGCGGGCGGCAGAAGGAGGCGAGGTCATGCGGTTCCAGAACGGGACGTGGAGTTGCGGCGGAAAGTCCTTCTCCACACTGCATGAGGCGCTGTTAAGCGTCTGGCCGAAGTAACGGCCGGGGGGGGGGGGGGGCCCCGCCCCCCCCCCCCCCAGCG